CTTTCTTTTTAGCTAAGGCACTAGGTTTCTTTTTGTAATAGCTAGATGAACTGGATGTAGCCATCTTTATATATGTCTTTTGACATCATCAAAAGTTAACTCTGGTATCAGCCCCGCAAGACCTGCCAAGGGGCTTCCGTCAACAGCTACGCCTGTTATGTCATTAACTTTAAGCCACTCAATAGCGGCTCTTAAATCAGCTGTTGAGGCTTCTCCAGTTTTAATCCTATTTGTTATTTCTGTAGTAAGGATTGAATGTAGTTCTTCAAAATCTTCACCTTTTGCTCGTTCCATTTTATGTAATCACTAATTTATCTTGAAATAATCTTTGTTCAATAAAATCAACAGCAGAATCATCAACCGTGTTATCAGTTGTTGATGCTAGTTTTCTTAGAACATCAATTAATAGTTTTTTAACTGGAGCTGAGGTAGCAAAAGCTAAGACTATGGGTTTTAGTAGAGTTACTATCATTTTTTACTAGAGTTAGTTGGACATTCGTACTCTCGTTTATCCCAAGGGAATTTTTTATCTATAGGAGTACATTCTTTTTTTAAATACTGCTTTACAGCAGCTTTCTTCTTTGCTTGATATGCGACTATTGGAACTACGTCGCTACACATGTCATAGACACGGGATTTTTCAGCCAGCATGAAACCCTTTCGCTGGAGTTCAGCGCATTTCAATACCCTCACAAGTTCGTAGTCGAGACGCAACTTCTCCTCCTGACGAGCTGCTATACGTCTACACTGAGCTAAACCTCTACGATCTAGGGGAACCATAAAGTTAATTTGGCCTCCCCAGTTCTCAGCGAGGGTATAGCTTCTCTGGCTCATCTCCTCGTCAAAGGGTTTCGTATGATTGCCCATGTAGAAAGGACTGAATGTCATGGTAGATCCGTTGCAAGACACCCCTGAGCCAAAATGCTGTCTTGAGGGCGCACCATTATTCTGGAATTGCACCGCTGAATTGGTGACATTTCCGGTGGCAGCGGCAATAGGGCTAGACGTATTGTTTACTTCGGGCGCATCGTTAGCCTTTACAGGAGCTACTGCGAGAAGACAGACAGCGAAACAGTAGTAGCCTCTGTTTCTATAGTTCTTTCTATTTCTGTCAGTTCTATTACTTGACTCGCTGCTCTTGTTACGACTTCCAATGAGAAGTCTGAGCCAGCCGTTGTCATGTTGAATACTGAATCGCTGTCTACTATTCCTCCAGAGGTTGCGGAGGTATGAGTTATGTTGTCGCCTGACCATTTATTTAATGCGGCCCCGTAGGTGGTTGTTGTAATTTCCTCAGTTATATCCTGAGTTGTTGTGGTAGTACTATTCATCGAACCCTGGGTAAAATTCGGTTGAACTAATTCAGCTTTTACTACCGTGGGTGAAGCCAGTAGGAAAAGTAAAAGCCATTTCTTCATGTTTCTTTCTTTTTAGCCATTGGACAATTTACGGTTTGAGGTTTACCGCCACCTTTATTATTATTCGACTGGATTCCAAACGAAAACAAGGCCGATCCAAAGACACTAGCTACGAAAGTTATATCCGTGTTTGCGGTCTTGGTCACTCCTTTAATTTCGACGTAATTAAGAGTTATGACTCTCAAATAAAGCCCGACCAAACAACCACGCCTAAACGTACAAAAGTACCAAGCACCTCTAAATGGTGTTCGGTATCTTCCGCTGCGTCTTTTAATCTAGCAAGGAGGTTTGGTTTCGGGCTTCTCTTTTCTTCTGTTGTGTTTCCTTCCATTTATCTACTTTTTTCTGTAGGAATTTCTGTATTTGCTTTTTAAGTTTGTCAAATAAAGGAGTAGCAAGAGTTGTCGTCGCAACAGCCGCAACAGCCGCATAAGTTGCCGTTGCGATTATTTCTGCTGAGGGTAAAGGTAGATCTATTTTTACTACAGGTAACGTATAGCTAGGTTGTTCTGTTTTAGCTATTTCTTCATCTTCTGTTTCCGCTGGTACTTCCTCCATCTCTACCCCTTTCGGGGATTGTAGAGTATTGGGAGGAATAACAATGGGTGGAAACACTGGCATCTCTGCTGACGGTTGCTTTAGAGGGATGCTAGGCATGTCTAAAGCGTTGGTCAGTTTTATGGATGGGAGTTTCATCTACTCAGTTACTTCTTTCCATACTTTATTTTCTTCATCCCAGATAGAGTTCTTAGGTGGTGGATCGTCTTGAGGTGCAAATATCTCTCCTTTAGCTTCTACCCATTCCTTTTTCGTATCGTTCCATTTATATTGAACTGTATCAAAATCAGATGGGAAAGGTGTGGGAGGTTCCATTAAACAAGTTTCTTTATTTAATACCCAAGTTGTAAACTTAGTTTCTTCAATAAACTCTTTTTCAGTTTTCTGCTGTTTAGCAACTTTCTCCTCTTCTGAAATAGTTTTTATATGCCAATAGTCTTCATATTGATCTCCAACAAGTTTATATTCAAGACCGTTATGACTAAAAGCAATAGCTATATCAGCCCCAACTGATTCATCAAGTATTTCATAAGGACCAAGGACTGGTCTATTTTTTCTTACAAATACTTTCCAACCTGTAGGTGGTCCAATATCAAAATCATGCTTTGGGTAAATTTTCATTAAGTCTGTTTTCAAGTTAGGATGGTTGATCGGTTTGTTGTCACCATCTACTCTGATGTATAAATCTGCCATTATTCGTTAGCTGTTCTTGTTGATGGGTATTGGCGTTCGTCACCAGGATAAATAATTCTGACAGCACCTTTACCGCCGTCACCTCCAGCGTTTCCAGAATAACCACCTGAACCGCCGCCGCCACCACCGTAAGTTCCGCCAGTACCAGCTTGATTACCACCTTGTCCATAGACACTACCGTTACCTCCAGCCGTGCCTCCAGAACCTCCATAGCCTCCTTTAGCCCAGCTTGTTCCAGATGAATAACCATTTTGACCACCCCAAGATCCATAACCACCGTGTGGGTAGCCGTCAGCACCTTTTCCTAAGATACCAGTGCCGCCTCCCGCACCAGCACCCCACCAGTAGTAACTACCTTTAGAAGGGCGACCACCGCCACCGCCTCCAAAATAGCCATGAGTTGGTGTGTACATACCTAAGTATGGAGAACCGAATGGGTGTACGCCATTGTAATCTTCTCCATCATCGTCTGTTCCATACCATTCTCCATCCCTAGTTCCAAAACCGCCTTGGTAGCCATATCCGCCACCGCCGCCTCCACCTGCTTGAGCACATTTACCTCCTTTACCTCCTCGTCCGCCGTCATCTCCAACCCAGTTACCTCCATATCCAGAACTACCTGATCCACTACAATTAGATTGATTACCACCTCCTCCTTTTACTGTTGAATTATTTATAAAATAAGACTCATTTCCATATTGTTGACCACTTATTGACCAAGTACCACCAGCACCTACGACTACAGTGTATTGTTGTCCTGCTACTACTGCGATTTGATTTTTCCAAGCGAGACCGCCGCCTCCGCCACCTGATCCATAATTCCCTTGTTGAGTAGTGCCTCCACCAGCACCTCCTCCTCCAATACAAAGTACAGAAACAAACTCTGTGTTAGCTGGACATGTCCAAGTGTATGAACCTGGGGTTGTGTAAGCATCTTGTCCTACATCGGCTGGTGGTAAACCACCGCCTAAAAACATTTGTTGTATTGGCATTATGATAAACCTGATCCTGACATAAACGCATAACCTGATGTTCTCCACCAGATAGTACAAATCCCCTTGGCAGCAAGTGTTTTATTTCCTGTACTACCATCAGCAGAGCTATAAAGTGTAAAACCACTACCCTGAGTTATTGTGCAATTACCTGCGCCTTCATTCACTATGGTTATGGTGTCACCAGTTGCGAAAACACTATTAGGTACAGTGCAATTACTTTGAACATTAACTACATGACCTGCCATATCAGCAGTAAGAGTTACAGACGAGTAACCACTGTGATAAGGAATACTTCTTAATGATCCTTTTGTATCAGCGAATTTGGTAGACGTTAACGTACCATCTGCTGAATTAAAAGTTAAATTAGTACCACTCTTAGGGGCTAAATCACCAGTAGCTGCTGTTGTGTATAAGACATTACAACTAGTATCACTTGACTCGTCAGCTACTGTTACGTTTGTAGCTGTTGTAGCTGTAGCAGAATTACCAGTTGTATCTTGATTACCAGCAGCATTAACACCAGGAAGATTAATGTTTGCTGTATTGTCAAAAACTACTCCTCCTATTGTTCTTGATCCGTGCAACGCTGTTGCAGCACCAGTAAACTTAGTAGCTGTTAAATCGCCTGTTGAAGGGTTATAAGTAAAACCTGTATCTGTGCTTATATCTAGATTACCAGTTGAACTTGCACCATTACCTACAAATGTTGGATAAACAGTAGC